TTCTCAAGATGAATCGGATACTTCTACTTCTTTAGCGTCATTACTAATTAGAAAAAGAAATGTACCTTTTTGCGGTGAAGGAGATAAATTAGTATTAGAATATTCAGGCAGACCTGAAACTACTACTGAATACTACAATATATTAATTCTATGCTTAGAGTTTTATAATTGTAAAGTAATGGCTGAAAATATGTTTAAAGACTTCTTTACATATCTAATATCTAAAGGTAAAGAACATTTATTAGCTCCTAGTCCTACTGATGTAATTGATTCCCATATAAAGAAAAGTACAGTACAGAGAAAATATGGTTCTCATATGACTAAAGAATTAAGATTAGCTGGACTAAGATATATTAAAAACTGGTTATTACAAGAAAGAGGAGTAGATGATAACGGCAAGTCAATATTAAATCTTCACACAATTAAATCAATTCCTTTACTTCAAGAACTAATTTTATTTGATGTGGCTAAAGGTAACTTCGATAGGATAGACTCATTTATTCAATTAATGTTTTTTAGAGAACAAACATTTAAGAATGAAATAAAAGAATTCAAACAAAAATCTGATTTGTTTAGTACAAATATAGGAAAAAGACGTAAACAAGTAACTAAATTTAGGTAATGGCGATATATCTCAACTCAACTAGTATAAGAAGTGGTAATCTTGGTAAACAAGCTATACCTCATAAAGAAAAAAATGAAGAGTGGGTAAAAGAAATGTTAATGTATTTTGATTCTTTTGCTTCAACAGACCACCACACATCATTAAGATCAGATAAAAATACTAAAGCAATAAACTATGATTTAATAAATGGAATTATCAATAGAGAAGATGTAGAATATATAATTACTCCATTTTTCTTAGCTGATAATGAAGATAAATCGATGCCAGTAGAATATAAGCATTACGATGTTATTAGTCCTAGAATTAGGTTTTTAGTTGGAGAAGAACTTCAAAGACCATTTAGATTTTATGTAGTTGATAAATCAAATGGTAGTTATAGTGATTATATTAGTAAAGTAGCTGATATGTTGTTTGAAATGTTAAAAGGACAACATGAATTATTGTCTCAGGGAGTTGATCCACAATTAGCTCAAATGAATTTAGCTAAACTTCAAAAGTATAAAAGTAAAAACATAAAGAATATATTTGAAGATCAAGCATCAGCTATTATTGAAGACTTAAAAATTAAATTGGATTTAGCTGTTAAGTTCAATAATGGATTATTAGATGCTGTAACAAGTGACGAAGAATTTTATCAAATTTACGATAAAGGAGGAGAACCAGCTATCAGATTGTGTAATCCATTAAATTTAACATTTGATTTTGAAGAAGATACTATGGATGCTTCTGAAGCTAGATTAATTATAGAAGAAAACTATATGAGTATTCCAGCTATATTAGATGAATTTTGGGATAAACTATCAGACGAAGATGTTAAAAATTTAGAGAATTTATTAATAGGAAAACCAGCTAATGTAGTTAATTCAGGAGCAGTAGTAAACTACGAAACAGAAGTAATTACTATTATAGGAGATAATAAAGCTAATACACTACAAAATAGATCAAATGAAAGCTTATTAGTTAGAAGATATGAATGGAAATCTTTAAAGAAAGTAGGAATTATTAGATATATGGATCAGTACGATCAAGAAATATATGATATAGTAAATGAATATTATGAAATACCAGACGATGCAGAGCAAGTTACAATAGATCATGAAAAGTTTTGGAGCTGGTTTGATGGAGAAAAAGATGTATTATATCAAGAAAAATGGATTAATGAATACTGGCACGCCATCAAAATAAATAACGAACTAGTAATTGATTGGGGGCCTAATAAATATCAAAGAAGAAATTTAGATAATCCATCAGTATGTAAGTCCAGTTATGTAGGTAAAGTTTATACAGCAAGAAATAGTGTTTCTACTTCATTGGTAGAAAGAATGAAAACTCTTCAATATTTCTTTAATTTTATCATGTATGAAACTGAACTTGCATATATGAGAGCAGCAGGTAGAGGATTTGTAATGGACTTAGCACAAAAACCGGATAACTTAACTTTAGAAGAATTTATTTACTATTTAAAATCAGTAGGTATTGCTTTTATAGATTCTACTAAGAATAAAAATGGATTTAATCAATTTACAGATTTTGATTTATCTGTTGGAGGATATATTAATCAAAACTTTGAACTATTAAAGTTTATCCAATATCAATTAGAAATGTTATCTGGAGTACCAGATCAAAGATTAGGTCAAGTACAAGCAAGTGAATTAGTAGGTAATGTAAATACTGCAATTGCTCAATCATCTGCTATTACTTCTTATATATACTTTACTCACGACAGTATTAAACAAGAAGCTTTAAATGCTTTATTAGATTTGGCTCTTCAATTGTATGAAAAAGGTAAAACTATATATTATGTAACAGATGATGTAGGAAGAATATTTACTAAACTACATGAAGATATTAATTCTAAGTCATTAGGTATTTATTTATCGAATAGTACATTAGATGATAGAAACTTAAATAGTTTAAAACAAAATGCTTTAGGAGCATTACAATCAGGTACTATTGATTTTGCTACATTAGGTAAGATTACTTTATCTACTTCAGTAAATCAGATTATGAATATATTAGAAGAATCTCAAGAAGAAGCAGGTCAAAGAGCTAAAGAAAACGCAGATGCAGAAAGAGGATTTGAAGCAGAATTAGCTATGCTCAACCACAAAAACCAAATGGAGTTAAATAATGCTAATATACAAAAAGATATAGATGTAGCTTTAATTGGTAAATCAGATGAAGAGTACGACAAGTTAAAACTTCAAATGGAACAAAAATACAAAGATAAAGATAATCAAATTAAAGTAGATCAACTTAATGAAGTAATACGATCTAATAAAGCTCAAGAAATATTAAAAGAAAGAGAAATAGCTATAAAAAAATTAACAGCTACTAATAAACCTAAAACAACTAAATAACTAATTCATAACACTATTCGTTATAATTTATAATAATTATGGATACACAAGAAAACATTTTAAGAACATCAACAGAAGAAATTGATTTTAATCAATTTGATTTTGCTTCTTTAATCGAGGAATCAGAAAAATCTGGTTTAGTAGAAGATGAAGTAGAAACTGGTGAAGATCAAAAAGAAGAAATAATTGAAGATACTGAAGTAATAGAAAATGAAGAAGGTGATGAATCTCAACCATCAATATTAAAAACAGTATTTGAACATCTTCACGATGAAGGAGTATTAAAATTTGATAAATCTCTATTAGATAAAGAAGACTTATCAGAAGAAGATATAAATACAGTATTTAGTTCTGAAGTAGATAGAAGAGTTGAAGAAAAATTAGGTGTTTATTCTAATCCTCAAGTAAAAGAATTTATGGATTTCTTAGAAAAGGGAGGACAGCCTTATCAATTTTTAGAACTTAATAATGAAGTAGATTTAACTCAAATTGAATTTGATTCTATTAAAGATGATGAAGAATCACAAGAAGCAGTAATTAGATATTATTTTGAAAAAAGAGATTTTACTGCTGAAGAAATAGAAGATGAAATCAAAATGTATAAAGATACAGGAGTATTAGAATCTAAAGCACAAAAAAGTTTAGAAGCTGCTAAAAAACTCCAAGTAAAAGAAAAAGAAGATAAAGCTGCTGCTTTAATTAAGGAAAATAAAATTAAACAAGATGAAGCTGAAAAAGCTAAAACTGAAATTATTACTAATATTGATTCTACTACTGAATTAATGGGTATTAAGTTTACAGATGAGTTTAAAAAAGGATTTAAAAAGTTTATATTTGATGATACTAATAACGTAAAAAACGAATTAAACAAAAAAGAAAACTTTATTAAATTAGCTTTATTGGCTTATACTAAATTTGATTTGAATAAACTAAGTCAAGTAGCAGAAGCTAAAGTTAAAAAGTCACTTTCAGAAAAATTAAGTACCAGTAGTGGAACTTTAAAAACTAAAGCACCTATTAGTACTAAAACTAATAATACTCTTAAAGAACTAGAAAAATTAAACAAAATATTATAATATATGTCAATTAGTAAGTTACAAATAACTCGACAGAAATTTACTTCGGAAATTGGTAAAATGACCAATATACTGGAGTTATTCCAAATCCAGCCTACAATGATGACTTCATTGATGGTTAAACTTCGTGGTGGTATGAATGATCCTATTGGATATTTAACTGATGGATTAGGAAAAATTACAAAAGTAGCTGATCCCGGAGAAGCTATTAAAACTTTAAATTGGAGGTGGGCCCTTCAAGGTGATGAAGATAAACCTATTAGAATTATATCTAATAATCAACCTTCTAACGCAACTCCCGGACGATTTAATCAAATTTTTTCTATTACAGTAGAAGAAAATAGATTTGCAGAAGGTGATGTGATTGCATTTGATAATCCAGATTATACTGCTAGGGTACACTCTGATCCTACACAAGATGGTAATGGTAATTGGATTCTTCAATTAAAATTAAATGGTTCAGATCAATTAGCATTTGTTCCTGCTGAATTGTTAGATTCACATCGTCACGTTACTAAGTATTACACTTTAGTACCTGCTGAAGGTTCTGAGACTGGTGGTAAAACTTTTATCTCAACTGGTTTTATGATGGAGAATGTAATGAGTACTCTTCGTAAAGAATATTCTATTACTCGCATGGCTAATAAATTAGTAGCTGTATATGATATTACTTGGACTAATCCTGATACTGGTAAAACTTCTTCTACTAAAATGTTTGCTACCGCAGCTCAATTAAAAGCATTAGATGAATTTATGGTGGAGAAAGAAAAGTCTTGTTGGTTCTCTGAATATTCTGGTAATGCTCAAGGACAACATCTTAATAAAGATAAAGCAGGTAATATTCTTTATCAAACTGCTGGTATTCGCCAACAAATATCTGATGCAAATAGACGTTATTACACTAACTTCTCTGAAGATTTGATTAGAGAATTTATGATTGACTTAGCTTACAATGCTATGGACAAAAATAGTAGAAAGTTTATTTGTTTTACTGGTGAAATGGGATTTGATATTTTCGATAGAGCTATGAAAGATAGTTTGAGAGCTTGGCAACCTATTGAATCTGGATTGTTTACTTCTGGTACACAAAATGCTTTAGGATACGGTAATCAATTTGTTACTTATAGAGGATTAAATGGTACTGAAGTTACACTTAAACATCTTCCAATTTATGATGATTTAGTAAGAGGTGGTAGATATGTTCATAAAGAAACTCGTAAACCAATC